AGTGCTGGTGGAATTAAGACCAATCCAGTTACTAAGAGTAATCTGGAAACAGGAGCCAATAACGCAGCAGCAAATCTAAAAGAAATAACGGAAAGTGCAAAAGAAGATACTGCACCAGTTATCAATGTTCCTCCACCAACCGTAATTCAGCAACCTGCTGCTTCACAACAAAGTGGTGGTGGTGGATCCTTACCAATGGATACTGTTAGAACTGAAGACAGTAGTTGGCAACGATTCCAGAATAGAAGATCTTTCGGATAAAAAAAGGGGGACTTATTGTCCCCCTTTTCAGTTTTATTCGTCCGCGAGACTCGAGAAGTAACTCATCGTGTCATCATCAGAATCTTCTTTCCATGGCGGAGTATCACTCGCCTTGGATGCTGCTGGTGCAGACTTCATTTTGGTTTCAACGAACAGTTCGTCTTCAGCATCCAGAGGAGTAGACTTCTCTGCCGTAGCAACACGGGAAACACCAGAAAGAACTGTGTTCAACTTCTGCTTCAGTTCGTCATATGACTTGAAGTTAGAAGGATCGAGGAACGCAGCAAGCGAATGGGTCTTACCCCAAATCTCTTCCAACTTATCTTCATTGTCGTCGAGAGGATTTGAACCATCAAACTCTGACTTATCGTAGTTACGATAACCATCTACTTGACGAATGCGCAACTTAAAGTTAGCACCTTCCCAAAGATCGAACGGATTGATAGGTTTCTCATCTTCAAACGTGGGTTGCATCACGTCCTTAATCTTGTCGAAAATCTTCTTACCAAACTTGTAGAGGAAGACCTTACCTTCGTTCTCAGGATTCGCAGGATCGCGAATAACAAGAACGTTTGAGATATAAGAAAGACGACGCTTTTGCTTACGAGCAATTTCCTTGTTCGCTTCAATACCTGAGTTCCAAAGTTCGGAATTCAGTTCGCCAACAGGATCAGGCTTGTTAAGCGTAGTAAGAGAGTTTTCGATATACCACTTACCACTTGGACCTTGGAAACCATGGTCCCATACGCGAACCCACGGAAGTTCTTCACCTGCAGGAGCAGGGAGGAAACGAAGCACTGCTTGACCGTTACCTGCCTTATCGACAGTCGGTTTCCAGAGGCGATCATCATCGCCACGCTTTTCTGTGGTGGGGTTTGCGATTGACTCGACTGCCTTCATGAGCGAGTCGAAATTTCCGCTATTCTTGCGGAGTGCTGAGAAAGAATTATTTGACATATGTATTGTCCTTATGTTTGCGTTGTATGTTTATTTTGACGTTGTATCATAATAAAAAGGGTCGTCGTCGGAATCATCTTCCCGACTACCAAGATATTTATACAAGTTATTTTTGCTTTTACGTATTTTATTTACGTCTTTTTCATTATGTCGAATGCGGTCGGAACCACGATCTTCATAATAATCGTTTCTACGAGACTTACCCATAGTTAATTTACCACCATCTCAATCTCCTGTTTTAGTTGGCGGGTGTAGTACTCTTTGTCTATTTTGACAAAGGGTTTATACTTCTTTACCAAATGCACGAAGTCATTCCAAATAAAATCATTCGATAAAGAACTATAGTCTATATTCTCCATTATACCTATCTTTGCTAAAATAGCAATAGATTCTAGAGATATTTTTTTACCAAGATAAAATTTTAATATCTTGGGGTGTTGCCCATCAATTACTTCGAATGGATCACCGTCTGCATATAGAGTTTGGATATCTTGCTTAAAAGTATATCCCAATTTCTGCATCCGTACCTGCCACTCTGCATAGACTTCGTTTGCCTCTGCATCAAACACACCACCCCACTGATTACCAGAAACAAAATTAGCAACTAGAAAATCAATGATCTCAGTTTTTGGTTTTGTCTCTCCTAATTTACGCAGAGCAAACAGATCTTTTCGTTTCAGAAATGCTTCTCTAGAAACCTTTACCCCTTTACGGGATTTGGTAATATCGAAATCAGGTCTAGTGAAATGTAATCTCAATGAGAGATACAATTGATAAACTTGAAGCGAGTCCATCAGAGAGGCAAAACTCCATCATCGTTTTTCAACATGTTGAGTTGCTGCGCTTCAACTCTAATCTTTTCTTTGAGAGAAGTGCTGATAAGACTAGCAACAGAGCCTACCTCAATATTTCGTTTCTCACAATAGTCTATTAGAATATCCATACAGGGTGTTCTAGAGTCTCTTGCAAGTTTCTCAATAAAGATGGAAAACTCTGCTGCTGTCTTAAATTGCTTAGTAATTAAAAACTCATCAGTTATTGGAATTACTTCCGTTACCATAATCTATCCTGCATAAAAAATATGTCTACCAATTTTAGTGACTCGTTCTAATCTCCACCTTGGATTAACGTAATCTGCGTGGTAGAATAGAACGTCACTATTAACTACTATACGCGTATTGATCTCGGAAGTCAATACTTTTTTCGCAATATCTTTTGCTTCAGCGTATAATTCTGGGTCTTTAGCAGGTCGGCGCATACACGTCCAACTAAACTGACAGACCCTACTTGTTCTCTGATAAACGACAGAGCAAACGTTTGATGGGAATTTTGGGTTGCGCATTCGGTTTAAAGTTACACCTGCAACCGCGATTTTACCATTCCTCGGTTCATTACCTGCCTCGTAGTAAATATTGTCAGCAAGGCATGTTATTGCTTTTGCGTTGCTTGACAGGTACTTCTTTTTTTCTTTTTTAATGTTTTTTTGGATTATTTCTTCTTGTTGTTTTTTTACGCTTTGAACTTTTTCATATCCACCTACAGTGTATTCCATTGCGGTGTCTTCGATTCTTTCTTTTGCATAACTTAAAACTACACAATATGTTACAAATATCAGTAAAATTGAAGAAAGAATTTTCAATGTCTTCTTATTAAAGGAAGGCATTTACTATTCCTCGGATTGTTAAACTGGAGAGAGGATTAACCAGTGACTCCCTACACTGGGCACTTTTCCTTAAAGTGCATTATATTTAGGGTTTTGAGACCTTTGATAGTCTCGTTTTAACCCTAAATTAGAACGGTTGGCGGTTTATTCTGTTTCGAGGGAAACCGCCGAAAACCCAATGACTTACTGCTTACGCAGCAAGCGCAAAGGCAACGTTATCGTTTGCATTTACTTTTTATGGCACTTTGCCAGTCAATCAGTCTCGAATTTCCTATTGCGTTCCAGTCGATACTAGTTCGCCCCCATCAGAAGTACATCAGTTCCCTGCTGGCAAAGTCAGGATCTCAATTTCTGGCCCACTGCCGATGTACTTTTGGTGGAGGCGTCGGGTACTGCCCCCGAGTCCTCAGAACTTTTCAGTCTTTGTCAACAACTGATATTATATTTATACTATAGTTTTCTTTAGAAGTCAAGTGTTTTTTACTTTGTACCCCAATTAATTTTTAACCAAATTCGTTCATATGCATATTGCATCGCTGCTAAGACCAAATGAATAGCGACAGCATCTCCTAAACCAGTCCACAGTGCAGTTATTCCTAATGCAGTAACACGATATCCTAAAGTGCGTATAATCGTTCTAAAATGAGTTTCAGTCATTAAACTGATTCCTGCTCATAATGTAAAGTGGATCGCCTGTATTAGAGACTCTAAATGTTATTCGATTTAACAGTCGCCGTTCAAAGATCTGATCAACCTCTTGTCGACGCTTATGCAATGTCAACAACTGGTCGCTGAGAACAATGTCACCAACTTTCCAGTCATGATGATATAAAAACTTTTCTTGAAAGAAATAGTCTTGTAATTCCTGGAACAATGAACCATCATCACCCTCTATTTCACCATCGTTATTAGTGTAGAGATAGATACCCTTTACACCACCTGCGTTTTCTTGCTCTAACCACATCTTATATTCATGCTGATTCTTTAGCATATATTGTCGCTGACGTTCGTCCATTACATCAGACCATTTTAAGAAGTTATACCGAAAGTTTGCGTATTTACCCTTTACTCTTTCATACATTTCAACAGGCATTTCCGCCAATGCGATAGCAGTATTCATCCAAGATGTTCTGGTTCCTTCAACACCTTTGATGCCTTGCAATGCTACACCATCAGCTCGATCTGGACCATTAAGATTACAATGCCAATCCAATTTACCAAGAGGGAAAATACCAGTGAAGTTTCCATCTTTTGATTTCTTGCCTGTTACTGCCTGTATCGGAAAGAATTTTGATTTATCCCAGTTATAGATGTCGGGAGACTCCGTAAACGGTGGATACTGATTCCCATCTAAATCAGAAGTTAATTGATTCCAATTAGAAATACCACCAATCTCGTGAATCAGTCTGGCATAATTTAAACTGTTAGTATCCTGCTCTCTGAATACCACGATTAATTCTTTTAGTAGCAATTCTCGGATATAATTGCTGTCTTCCTGCGTGAAGTTTGTGATATCAAATCCTAAAACTTCTACTGCACCATTATCTAGTCTTTCAATTTGCATCGTTTCACTCCTTCTAACTCACAAATTTAAGTCAAATAGTAACCATTTTCATAGTAGTCACGAGTCCGAAGCAATTCTTTTGCCCAATTATCACGTTTCTCGATAAACACTTGCGGTTCCTCATCTTCGACTGCGATCAGAATTACAAGATTAGGAACAGCAATACCTGTACGCTCTTCATACATAATTGCATAAGCAGCGGTCTGCATAAAGTAGGAACTAATATGTTCCTTCTTCTTCAGTTTACCTGAGGTTTTAAAGTCAATGACTGCTCGTTGTCCGTTATACTCGGCGATACAGTCAACTCGACCTGCCATGCGTAGATGGTCGCTATACAGAGCAAGTTCTTGGCAATGTATATTACTGATGGGTTCGAGAATGGGTAGAAATTTCTTGAACATCTCTAGGTCTAGTAAAGATGCTTTCGTACTCGTATACGCTTCTTGTAGATTTTCGTTCTTAAGATACGTCTCGGTTAGAGTATGGATCTTAGTTCCGCGAGTCGATGATTGCTTAGAGATTTTGTCTGCTTCTTCAGCACCAACACGAGCACGCCATTTGGCAATTCCGTCTCGACTTAATACAGAAAGAACGGTGGTAGCAGAAGGATACGCTACACCAGAGGCATTAACGTAAACTCTGCTACCATCTTCGTTCGTAGTTGACTGAGCGAAATCTTCATAATCATATATCGTTTTAAACATAATTCATTATACTATCATTTTATGAAAAAGTCAAGCCCTTTCGTCAATAAACTCTTTTAATTTATGTTGATAAAAGTGAAAATAAGTAATATCGCTTTCTATTTCAGAATAATTCTCATCCTCAACCACGGTATTTGCTTCTGCAATTTCTCTATTTAACTTCGCAATAAACTCTGCGTTGTCAGGATCTTCTGCATCTAGTCCATCCAGTTGAGATTGTAACTGAGACGGACGATCGAGTGCCATTTGTTTTGGTTGGGTTGGTAGACCAGTAAATGCATCACCAAGCGATGCGTGGAAATCTTCTAAAAATTGTGACATATTTTGTCCTTTCTATGCTGCGTGACGACTCTCATATTCTAAACGTGCGACTATATATTCCTTCACCAGTTTAGATCTAACAATATCGTCTACATTAAATTCAATGGTGTTAAACGATGGCATAATGTCAGTAATCGCAAGGAATTTTTGCAATCCAGACATGTCGTTCTTCTTATATAGGTCAGTTTGACGGAAGTCTCCGCAGAAGATAACTTTTGAGTTCTTGCCAATACGAGTCATAACAGAATTGAGTTCCATATCTGTCATATTCTGACATTCATCGACGATCACAATTGAATTGTCAAGAGTAATACCACGAACGAATGATGTAATTAGGAAGTGAATGACTTTTTGTTCTTGTAAACGAACAAAGGGTTGAATGTGATTAAACAGATCTTCACAGATTTCAACATATGGTAACGTGTAAACTTCTGTCTTTTCTTTCTCATCTCC